CTTGGTATACCACATATCAATAGTCTAGTTCTTTATAGTCATCGTCATCTTCGATGTCTTCGTCTAAGTAGTATTCAATTGCGGCATCTAGTGTACTATCTACACCAGTAGCCGATTCTAATACACGATCGTTGACACCAAAGTCTGCTAGCAAATCTACATAACGTTCAGCAACAGCTTCATGATTCTTTTTATCAATAAACTCGCTAAACAAAATCCATACATCGGCTATTTGTGTTTCATTCAACATGTTCTTCATTCTCCTCGGGAACGGTAGTTGTTATATTATTCTTGATATGAAATTTTTCCATTATCATATCTAATTTATCATCTTTCCATTCTTTACGGTAGAATTTGAATTCCTCACCTGTCTCCGGATCAACCCATTTGAGTCTGTTGCCTTCTTGCTTGAGCAAGCCTTCTTTTTCAAACAAGTCAACAACACCTGAATACGGATTCATCCCTGTTTCATAAGGAATCTTAACTTGTACGCCTTCAAAAGGTTTAGCATAACGTGTTTTCATGATTTTACATGCGGCACGAATACCATTAACTTCTGAAACTTTATTGCCGTCTTCGTCTTCTTTCAACTTCAATTTCTTCATGGCAACCACGATAGAACTTGCGTAAATGAAGCCTTGTCCGCCTGAAATTTTGTCGTCAGGATCGAACATATCTTGGCTAGCGTATGTGTGATTTGTTGCAACAAGTCCAATATTTAAACTCCCAAACATATTAACACAATTACGAACAAGTGCTGTAAGTGCTTTAGGTTTACGACCCATATCACCTTTCAAATCACCTGCTTCAAACTGATTAACGTCAGTTGGTGTTAGCAACATACCAAGTGAGTCAACAACAAACAATACTTTTGGACGAGTTTCCTCTGGCATTGCTTTATATTCTTTGATGAACTCATTGATAGTTTTAGCAACGTCATCAATCATAGCCATGTTAAGTTTTAACAACTTGTCTTCGCTTGTGTCAACGCCTAATGCTTTGAGCCATTCTTCATCAAGAGCATTTTCACTGTCAACTAGAACAACATAAATGCCTTGTTGTTGTGCGTTACGTACAATGTTACCTGAACAAATATATGACTTGCCTGCGCCAGATTCGCCAGCAAATACTGTAACTTTACCTAGCGGAATGCCTTTATGAAAGTCTCCACTGATAAGATAATTTAGGGCATAGTTCCCTGTACTAATCCAGTCTGTTGGATCAGTAAAGCCAACACTTAGTCCATCGATAGACTTAGTCAGCGTTTTTCTAAATTTTGATAAATCAAAGGCTTTTGTAGCCATACCTTTCTCCTAATGATGATAAAAGGGGGCATGAGCCCCCTTGATGCTTATTGCTTTTGACGATTACGGATCATTGCCAAGATGTCTTGGGCACGACTGTCACCGCTTGCGCCTGAAGATGCTTCAGCCGCTGGTGCTGGAGTTGCTTTAGGAGCAGGTGCTGGTTCGTCATCGCTGTCACCTGCCGCTGGAGCAGATGCTTTAGGAGTTGATTTTACAGGGTCGCCTGTGTTTTGACCCATACCGGCTGGTTTGTAATATTGTCCCCAACGTTCCATATCAAATGGTTCGCCATCGACACTTGCTTCAAACATTTCCTTGATAACTTTAAGTTCAACTTCACCTGGTTTCTTAGGAAGGAAGTCGCTCAAGTTAAACAAGTTATGCTGAGCAATAGCCGCTGTTTCTTCGTCACTTAATGGACGAGTACGACGTGACCAAGTTGAAGTTGAGTAGTCAGCGTAACCTCCTTTGCTACCTTTCTTCATACGGAAGTCAATACCGTTTACGAAGTCAGTTGGCAAATCCTCTAGTTCTGGATCAACCAATGCCGCACGGATTAGTTCATAAATTTGTGGACCGATAATGAATCGGCGAATTGGGTTTTCTGGCTTTTCGGTTTCTTTTAAACCGTCTTCAACTACGAAGCCTTGGAAAATGTAAGAACGTTTCTTCCAATACTTACGACCCATATCTTCTAATGCTGGGTCTTTAAACCAACCACGAACTTCAGAAAGAATTGGACAAGTGGTTCCGTCGTTGTACATTTCAACGCAAGGTACTTGAACGATTGTTGGTTTGCTTTCTGATTCGCCTTTGATTCCAGCAAAGGGAAGTTTGATCATTGCACGTTCAACCCAGAAAAATGTGTTATCTGTGTTGCCGTCTGGAAGGAAGCGTAGAGTTGCTTCTTGTCCTTCTTTTAAGTTCCAGAATGGGTAAATTGAATTATCACCGCCTGTTCTGTTACCTTCGCTACGTGTTTCTGCTGCCTTTAGTTTAGCTCTAATTTCTGCCAAAGATGCCATAATATTCTCCTTAATTTTAGCCTTTGTTTTTTGCCTATATTTGTTTGAAA